TTAAAATTAAAGTTCCGCCAATCAATATGACGATTGTTGCAAATAATGTTTGACCTTCATTCATGAGTATATTATACCAATTTTTCGCTCAATTGTACACCGTTTTTTTTAGTATACTGAATGTTTGCTGCCAATTATCTACTTCTTCCCACTTTGAATTTTTTCCAAGCATAATTCTTAGTGGATAATCATTACCACCTCTTTGCATTTTATCACCAAAGAAGTAAATTGGTTGTTGTATATAGTTAACAATTTGTCCTTTATCACAACCTATTTCCATAATATCAAGTCCTGTTTCACCTGCTACTTGAGCAACCAATTTTTTGTGGAAAAATTTTTCGTTAAATGCTTCTGCAATAGATGAACGTTCATTATAATCATTATCATATTCAACATATAACTTTCTTTCACCTATTGTCGCATTTCTTCCTACGACACTAAAGTTAACCAATCCGATTCTTTCTTCTATATGGTTACCAGTTCTTAAACTAAAACCACTGGCCTGTAGTTGTTGACCAAGCCAATCAAATACTTCATCGTCTATGCTCCAATCAGATTTAATTATCTCTTGTCCCTTTGACCATACATTATTTCCAGAACAATTATATACCGCATTGACTGCTTCTGTAACTTCTGCACCGACTTGTTCAACTGTTTTAGGGTGATCACTTCCGGTAACTAAATAAACTTCTTGATGACTTGCAAATTCGATAAAGAAATCTTTAAAAGTTTCATCCATCTTTCCTCTGCTCGGTGTTAAAGTTCCATCTACGTCAAATACCCAGTTTATCATGCGAAGAATGCCTCCAGTGTTGCTCGTTCCTCAGCTTCCCAGCCAACAGCATCAAGTATCGGTGTGATTGCATCAAGGAATGTTTTTTCAAATTGTACATCTTTATTGATGTATTTATGAAGCTGTAATTCCATAGGTAGATAATCTTTGAAAGATATGACATTTTCTTTAATTGGATTCGGCATTTTAAGATAAGCAAATTTGATCTTTTCACCATTTCCTATAAGTGCATATTTCTTGTCAAGATTTCCTTGTTCGACATAATGATTATGAAGTATTGCACCACGAACATGAATAGGTGTACCTTTTTTATACACATCATGCCGTGATTTCCATTTGTTGATGTCATTAACACTTCTTGGAAATGCTACTTCTTCAGGCGGTAAGTTCATAAAATGATTTTTAAACTGTGCGATAGCAGTTTGTGTTTCTGTTTCTGAACCTTTCATTATAACTTTAAATATTTCTTTCAATGCTTTTCTACATTCAGATGGAGTGCTTGACTTAATTGCTTCAATACCCATAATCTTAAGTTTTGGTTGAGCATATCTTACACCTTCATTATCGTGTACGTTAAGTATATATCGTTTCTTTGCGGTCCATATTCCAACATCAGCAATTGCTTCTCTACCCATTTCCATACGATTGTCATAACAATTAAAAAGCTGATGTAATTTTGCATATGACTTTGCGATTGCAGGTTCGAAGTAATCTTTGCATATTGTTTGGATATAGTCAACTGGATTTTCAGGATTAAACTTTTCTACTAAAGGACCAAAGTTAACATAAAGTGAATCAGTATCAATTGCAACCACATAGTCTTTATCAGTTTTAAGTATTTTATTAAGTTCTTTATTAACATCTCTTTCTGCCCATCGGATACATGTTTGACCAGTAAGTGTAATAGCTTCAGCCATACGTAAATCAAAATAACGATAGTACTTATTACCCATAGCACCATATAAACTATTCATCATAATTTTAATTGCAAGCTGTTTGTTTTCAAGAGTAGCGATTTGCTTTTCGAGTTTATACACACCTTGCTTATCAGACTTATCAATCTTTTCAATAATCTGTTTTGCTTTTAGCATTTCTTGTTTGATTTCACTGCGTTCAGCATATAGATCAACAATAAGACTAGGAATGATACCTCTACGTTTATTACTAAAATGCACACCATTACCAGCCAGTGAGTAATCTGTAGGTGTAGTTACACCTTGCTCAAGGATTCTATCCGGATGAATGTTTGGTGTGATTTCATTAAGAATAGTTTCAGGTGACATATTCCATTGCACAATGATATTTGGATAAAGTGAGTTAAGATCAAATGATGCAATCCATTTATGCATACCGACTTGAACATCTTTAACATAACCACCGGCAAAGCCTGATGATTTACGTTCTACTTCATCACCACTCATCTTTTCATTTGTTTTTGTATCTTGTTTTTTATGATAATCTTGATTAGGTTCGAAATATGGATCACCTTCAATCTGATCAACAGGTGGTACAACCATTGTGCTGGCTGTCATAAGTTTACGATAAATGATAGTATCCCACATTGACGTGGTGCCAAATGTGTCAGTGTAATTTACACCAGCTTTATAAGCTATAGTCATAACCAATGTGATAAGACCCATCTTATCTTCAATACGATCAACCAATTCAACATCACGGATATTATAGTCAATAAACTTTTGATGATCGTTTAGATATAATGTATGAAGATTGCTATGTTCTTCATATGACATTTTCTTTTCGCCAAGAACTACATTGGCAATATTATTAAGTGAATATGATTCTTGTGGTCCATAACTGTAACCAAACTTTTTAAACATATCCATATAATCCAAACCTACAATACCGTAGATTTCATAAGCTTTTTGTTTCATTCCTTTGAAAGGAATAAATCTTTCATTAATAATTTTCCAAGGTGAAAGTAGTTTTTCTTGGCCTGAACCCATGACATTTGAAATACGATGTACGAGATAAGGAAGATCAAAGAACCTACTGTTCCAACCTGTTACAACATCTGGTGCATGTCGATTCCAATGAACTAAGAAATCACTAAGTAGTTCTATTTCATTTGCGCACTTTTTATAGACGACTCTGTTTTCTTGCATATAGCCTTGAGATACATCATAATCGCCAAGACCCCACACATAGTATGTGTTATCAATATTGTTTTTAGTTGTGATTGAAATAACCGGATGAGCTGCTTGATCCGGATGTGGGAAACCATCATCAGATGCAACCTCAATATCAATTGTAGTTACATTGACTTTGTCTCTATCAAATTCAATTTCGTTTGGAAACTTTTCGGTAAGGAACTGATTAACATAATTAGTATTACCATACATCTTCTGACCGCCTGGCAGTGCCTGAAGTTGTAGATGTTCTTTAGCAGTCCTCATGTCTGTAAAAGACTTAGGCTGTAAGAACTTACCATCAAGGCTTACGATATCGGTTTTAACTCGAGCAGGCTCGTAAAGCGTTGGTTCAAAAGGGATTTTGTATTGTACCGGTTTACCGTTATCATATCCACGATAAAGTAGATTATTACCAAACCGATTTACACACGTATAAAATTGCAATTCATAAACTCCATAATAAAAATATATTATACCACATTTTGCTGGGAAAGTAAACAAAAAAATGCCGACTTGCGCCGGCACTTTTGATTAAAGATAGATACCTTTTCTCATAAGAGCGCGTTGTTTACGCTCGAGATCTGCAAGGTCTGTAGCATTAGCAAGGATTTGCTCGTGAATGCTAGGATTATTGAATAGCCATTTAAAAATTTTATTTAACATCCCATTCATCCTTTAGTCTTTGAAGAGTCTTTTGATTAAGTTCATACAAAAGCGAACTTTCGGTATGACCTCTCTTATACTCTCCAGATTTCATAAGTTCCTTAACGATATAAGTATTAGCTTGTGTTTGACGAGCTAAGATTATACCTAGTGCTATAGATCGTAAGGTATTTTTTAAGCCACCCCAGAGAAGTTCAACTATTCTCTGTGAGTAACTCAGACTTAGAGTTATTGCTGTCATTTTTTTCCTCGTTTTGACCAATGTTGATTTTACGAGGACGCTTCTCTTCGGGAAGGATTACTTCAATGTTGACAGTAAGAATCCCATCCGTCATATCGGCTCCAGTGACATCAGCGTACTCAGATAGCCTGAACGATTTCATGAATTTTCGACCTGAGATGCCTTTGTGTACATAAGCATCTTGATTTCTACGAGGACCTCGCTCACCTTTAATTGTCAAAACATGATCCTTGACTTGAATATCAATATCATCTTTTGAGAAACCAGCGATAGCTAGTTCAATATCATATTTTCCATCCTCATGTTTAATTACATTGTGAGGTGGATATGAATCGTTTGCGTGATTTGTGATTTTTTCGAGTTCATCGAAGATGTGATCGAAACCTAAAAAAGCGTTCCTTGGGAACATAAAAGTACCAGTCATTTTTTCCTCCTATAACTAGCAAGGGTTAATATTGAGCCCGGACAATCCGGCACTCAATGTTATTTATACAAGATTACTTCCTGTTTTTACGTTTATTTCTATTTTTTCTTTGTCTTGACCCAATTTTTCTACGACCCTTTGGTGGTCTATTTTTTCTGGGCCAAGGCATTAAGCTTTACCGTTACCTATATTATACTTCGGCGATAGATTCCATTGATCTTTATCTTTAAAAGATATAATTTTAATCTGTCTTAATGGTGCTTTATCATCTGCTTGTTTTTCGTCTACAAAAGATATGAGTCCCCAATCTGAAAGAAGTGTTGCAACTGTATTACGCCTTTGAACATCATTCACTGTAAGATTAGATGGCTTTCCATCCAATAGAAAAAGTTCTTTAAAATGCGTGATAAAGTAGCGACCTTGTTTGTGAAGTATATGGCAAGACTGATAAAGCGTGTTATCTTTACGTGATGCCACGCCAATTCTTGTTAGTGTTTCTCTTACTTTTAAGAAATCATCCGGTGTGTTAAGTGATACTTCCAGCATCATAGCCGGAGTCCACTCACAACTCTCATTATTTTCTTGTTCCACCTTTATACACCTTTGCTTTTAACTGTTCAATATTATCATCATTTAGTATTGTCAAAGCTTGGCGTGCTTTCTCGTTGCTATAACCATAATACTCTTTGACAACCT